CCCCATTAAGCAGTCCGAGGAATGCCGTGCGGCGTACAAGGATATCGACGCTGTCACGGCCGCGCAGGCAGACCTCGTCGAGGTCTCGGTTCGATCACGCCGATCGGCGTGGTGAAGGGATAGCGTGCCCGAGGACATCCAGGCGCAAATCCGCGACCAGTTGGAGTCAATGCTGGACGAAAGTCCAGCCGAGAAGAAGGAGGCATAGAACATCACGGCGCGAGTGCGCACACCCACCGGATTGGTGGTACAATATGCCTATGGAAACTAAACCAAAGAAAAATAGTGGCCGTACGACTAAGCTGACACCACAGCTTCAGGAAACAATTGTCAATCACATCCTCCGTGGCAGTTACATGGAGACCGCTGCCGCCGCCGCCGGAATTGACAAAACGACGCTGTACAGGTGGCTTAAGCAAGGGGCCGATGCGATCTCCTCAGCGTCTCCATATTATGGATTCCGCCACGCCGTCGAATCGGCGCTAGCCGAGGCTGAAGTGCGCGATCTCAACGTGGTGGATCACGCTGCTCGGAGCGGCGTCTGGAAGGCGGCGGCCTGGAAGCTTGAGAGGCGCGCTCCGAAGCGCTGGGGTAAGCAGGAGCGAGTCGAGGTTACGGCGGGAGATGGCGAGGATAATGATGGACTTGACCGCCTCGCAGCTGCAATCGCTCGCCTCGCTCCCACTCAAGACGATCCTCAAGACGCTAACTGAAGCCAAACTCAGCGAGTAGGATATCGATCACATCCTTCATCGGTGGGAGCTGTGGGCTAGACCGGAGCAGCTGCCGCCTCATGGAGACTGGCGCAAGTGGCTCGTCATGGCTGGGCGCGGTTACGGCAAAACTCGCATTGGGGCCGAGCAGACCAGAGCCGACGTAAAGCGTTACCAGCGATGCAACATCATCGGTGCTACGGCGGATGACGCGCGTGACATTATGGTTGAGGGCGAGTCTGGGATACTCGCGATCTGCTCCGCCGACGAGCGGCCTGAGTATCAATCGCAGCGGCGGCGTCTACTGTGGCCCAACGGAGCGACGACACTGATATTTACCGCCGACGAGCCGGATCGCTTGCGCGGGAAGCAACACGAGCGGCTATGGTGTGACGAGATAGCGGCGTGGCGATATGCTACCGACGCGTGGGATCAAGCGATGTTTGGACTACGGCTCGGAAGCGATCCGCGAGTGGTTGCGACGACGACCCCTAAACCGGTCCAGTTGGTGCGCTCGCTCATAGCCGATCCAACATGCGTCGTTACAAGAGGGTCTACATTCGCCAACCGCGCCAACCTTTCACCAGCCTTTTTCTCCCAGATAATCAACCGATACAGCGGAACGAGAACTGGCCGCCAAGAGATAGACGGGGAGCTATTGGACGACGTTGAAGGCGCGGCATGGCGAAGGTCCGACATAGATTCATCGAGGGTTTGTGAAATTGTAACAACCATGACACGCGTGGTCATCGGAGTTGATCCCGCCGTCACGAGCGGCACGGATAGCGCCGAGACTGGGATTATAGCCGCCGCTATCGGAGCTGACGGACACGGCTATGTGCTGGCCGATCGCTCACTTCGGGGGACTCCGGCCCAGTGGGCGGAGGAGGCTGTCACCGCGTACCACGCTATGGGTGCGGATTTGATCGTCGTGGAGGACAACCAGGGCGGAGAGATGTGCGAGGCAACCTTGCGCACAGTCGCGCCAACAGCCAATATCAAGCGGGTACACGCTAGCCGTGGCAAAGCCACGCGGGCTGAACCAGTAGCGGCGCTCTATGAGCAAGGCAGGATACACCACGTTGGGAGATTCGATGCGCTCGAAGATCAAATGTGTAGCTACGTGCCAGGCGCTGCAAGTCCTGATAGGCTAGACGCGCTAGTGCATGCACTGACTGAGTTGATGCTACAATCTGCCTATCCGATGGCATTGTGAGGCCACATGGGACTTTTTGACTGGCGGATAAAACTTGAGCGCAAGGCGGTCAATGGAGCTGAGATCGCCGTGTCACTGTCAGAGAGTGGGATGCCAGTAGCCACGCCGTGGCTAGTAAACACGCTATCGCGGGGTGCTGTGATCGCGGACTCGATGGTATCGGCGGCAATGTCGTACTGGTCCCGCAACCTGGCCGAACCGCCGTTGGCGGTGTTTGACGCGCCAGACGGATCTCCAGTCCGCCACGAGCTAGCCGAGCTGTTTGCCGCCCCGAACCCGCACTACTCGCAAGACGAGCTATGGGCTTCGGTGGTCCATGAATTGGCAATCAGTGACAGCGGGGCCTACATCGTCGCGCCGCTCAACAGGGCCGGATTGCCAATCGCGCTATGGCCTAAAGCCTCGACCGATGTGCGCTTGATCCCGTCGCGCACCGAATACATCGGCAGGTACGAGCGCCTAGACGGCGGTAGCTGGATACCGATGCCAGCAACTGAATATGCTGTGGTTCGCTACAGGTTTATCCATCCTGTCGATAAGTGGGGATCCTGGTCCCCTGTGGCTCGTGTCCGCCGTGAGCTTGAGCAAGGCGTAAATATGGACCGCTGGTTAGCTCACAGCCTCCGCAATATGGGTAGGACTTCCAGCCTGATCGGGGTAGACGGGTTGACAGATAACACCGTCGCGGAGCGGATCAGGGATTACATAAACTTCAATCTGATGGGATCCTCCAACGCTGAGCGGGCGAGTGTGCTGCCTGGGAAAGTTACAATCGGCAAGCTAGGGCCGTCACTCTCAGAGCTGGACTTCGGGGCGCTTAGGGACCGCGTTGAGATCGCTGTAGCTCGTGGATTTGGTCTCGCCCCGGAACTGCTCCATATCCTTGCAACATCTACCGCTGGGCAAGGGCTAGGGGGACAGCGGCAGCGCGAGCTAGACCGCGAGGCGTACCACTCCACCTTGCTACCGATCTCCAAGATGCTAGCGGCCAAGACAGCGGCTGTACTCGCCCCGCGCTATGGCATTAATCCAGCGCTGATAGGATTTGACTACAGCGGAGTGCAGGCTATGCAGGTGGATCGCACAGAGGCCGCCGCACGGTTGCAAGCGGCGAGGGGCTATGTCTCGCTGGGCGAGGGCCGGGCGTGGCTCGGATTGCCGCCAAAGCCGGAGGAGGGGGACTACATCCCCGAGGAAAGGCAGCGCGAGATGCTGGTCTCACGGCTGGCCGCGCCGTCTGGCGCTGGCGATCCAGCCGGGAAGTCGCTAGGTTGCGCCTGTGGTAGAAACCATGAGGTTAAATCCCTGGCGCGCGGTGAGCTTGAGGTCAAGGCGATGGATGCTATCGCCCTGCGGCACGAGTCAGTGATGGAGGAGGCCGCGCGCGCGATATTCAGGCGGCAGCGCTCGGCTGTAACCGCCGAGCTGACAGAGGCTAAGAGCGAGGCTACACAGGCTGATTATGACAGGCTGGCAGAGGCTGTAACTCGCCATCTCAAGACCAATTGGGCCGGGGACTTCTCCCCGCTGGTAGCGTCTGCCATGATGGATGGAGCATCGGTGCATGAGGCCGGACTAGGGATGAGCCTCGACATGGGGAGTGAGCGAGTTGCCAAGGCTATTATGTCACGCTGTGACAAGATCACCGGCGCGAACGGCACAACGATTGATAAGATCAGGGATGTAATGGCGTCTGGACGCTCAGATGGATGGACGATTGCCCAGCTAGCAGAGGCAGTGAGCGGCGTATTCTCCGAAGCCGAGGGATACAGAGCCTCAATGATAGCTCGCACAGAATCCATTGGAGCGGCCAACGAGGGCGGATATGAGCTGGCCGGTCAGGCGTTTCGCGACGGCATGGCAGTTACCAAGACATGGGTAGCCTATGGTGACGACCACACACGTGAATCACATATGGCTCTCGATGGCGAGACGGTAGACTATGAGGATACATTTGCAAATGGATTGATGTACCCTGGAGACGGCGGAGGCGAGGCCGAGGAAGTAATTAACTGCCGGTGCGGTCTCATTTATGAGGCTAAGTAGGAGGACGATCATGTCACGCAAGAGAGTCACGGAATATCTAGTAGTGCCATTTGAAATCAAATCCGTTGACGACGAGGCTGGGACGTTTGAGGGGATCGCCAACGTCACAGAGATCGTAGACCGGACAAATGACGTAATGCACAAGGGGGCATTTACCAGGACGCTCAACAGCCACGGTGGCAAAGTGCCGATCCTGTGGATGCACTCGGCTTGTGAACCAGTCGGGATGGGTATTGATGCCACTGATGTTGAAGGCGGACTGGCGGTCAAGGGCAGGATCGATCTCGCCACGCAAATTGGGCGGGAGAAGTATTCAGGCGTCAAGATGGGCTACATCCGCTCTTTGTCAATCGGATTCAATGCAATTAAATGGTATATGGAGGGCGATATCCGGCATCTGACCGAGGTCAAGCTTATAGAGTATTCGCTGGTAACAACGGGATTCGAGGTCAGCCCTGGCGCGGAGATCACGGCGATCAAAGCTGACGCGAAGGTAGTGGACGCCCATGCTGATATCTCCGAAGCTCTCAGCCGGATAGCCAATATGGACGAAGCTGACAAGAGTGCTATACTTGAGACGCATGGTGAGGCTCTGAGGTCACTTCTCGGCAGCTCACCAGTTGAGACGGAGACACCCGTAGACGGCTCGCTTCCGCTCGACGATACGCTCAACCCTGCGGTTGTAGCACAGACAATCGCACAGGTCGAGGGCATGCTAGCCACTCTCTGACAGAGACTCGGCGGCACGGTCTACTCGCGGTAGGCGCGACTCAGATCAGACATTAACCGTTGGTTGAGATTAGGAGACACACGATGCCTAACCCCAAGTTGCTTAAGTTGGCCCGAGACATAGGGACCGAGATCAAGGCGCTCGCGGATAAATACGACGGGATGCAGATCACTGGAGATGACGCCAAGCGATTTACCGAGCTTAAGGGTGAATTGGATGCTATAGCCCCGCAGATTGAGGGCATCAAATCGGCTGAAGCTTGGATGGCCTACGCCGATCAGCCCGCCGGTGGTGGTGTGACGCACGAAGATGCGCCAGAGGTCAAGGTTATGAGGCGCATGGGCGACATGCTGCCAGCAGAGTATAAGGGCTGGACTGATGTCGAGGGCCACATCGCCCGAGGCCACGAGCGCAAAACGATCTTTGATGGTGATGCAGCCGGAGCTGGTATACCCGATTACCAGCCGGTGGCGCCGCTCCCGCAAGAGGTATTGACTATCAGGTCAGTGCTCGGAGCTGGTACAACCAGCCGCGAATCGATGAAGTATCTACGTCAGACGGCCCGCACCAACGCGGCAGCCATCACGGCCGCGCAGGGTACCTACCCTGAGAGCGCGTTTGGGTTTACTTGGCAGACAGATAATGTAGTCAAGTACGGCCACACAATCCCTGTCGGGGACGACACTCTAGCGGATCG